GTTCTGGCCAGAGTCTACCCGACCCTCCGTCTTCCCGATTTACGCGGTGAGTTTATCCGTGGATGGGACGACGGGCGCAAAGTTGATACAGGACGTAAGTTGCTGTCCGCACAAGGGGCAACGCTGTTAAGAACAGCAATGCTGGATTATTATAACCAGGACACTACGGGAACCTCGGGGATAGTCGGCATGGGATTCAACAATGAAGATTCCATTACAGACCTTCGTGAGGGCAGCTTTAAAATGCCGGACGGGACAACATTCAGCGATCCTGTCATGGCAATGTCAGACAATGGTATGCAGGCTACTATTCTGACCTCTATCAGAAGCGGGTATGCGAAGGGTATCACTGTCAGACCCCGTAGCATTGCACTTAATTACATTGTGAGGGCAGTTTAATGAGTAACACTGCAGTTCTGGATGAAAACGGTATCGCCACTGTAGCGGGCGATATCACTGTATATCACTATGACGAGGAAACCCGGGAATACACCTCATCCTCTGTGGAGTATCTCGCCCTTGGGGTGGGTACTCCGGCACATTCGTGCGCCGATGCACCGCCGGAGGCAATTTCGGGTTACGTGGTTTGCCGGACTGCCACGCTGAACGGGTGGGAGCATGTGCCTGATCACCGCGGCGAGACGGTATACAGCACGGAGAACGGTAACCCCGTTCTGATTACCCAACCGGGTGATTACCCGGCGGACACCACCACAAAACAGCCTGCCACACCATGGGATACCTGGAACGGTGAAGCGTGGGTAACTGATACTGAACGGCATAGAGCCGCAGAGCTGGAGACTGCCAGACTGCAACGCCAGAAACGGGTGGATCAGGCGATGAAGTCCATCGACCTCATCAACCTCAAACTGCGGGCAGGTCGCAGTCTGAAACCAGAAGAAACGGCAAAACTGAACGCCGTGCTGGATTATATCGACGAGCTGAACGCACTGGATATCAGCAAGGCACCTGAAATCAGCTGGCCGGAAGCGCCACTGGCGCTTGCCGGCTGAACGGTATCACGCCGCCCTCACGATATAGTTAAATGCGATATTGCGGGGGCGAGCTGATACATAAGCCCACCAGTCATATCTTTGTGCACCTTTAGAGGATGCATCAAATATCCACTTTTTGCCATTTATGACCCCCAGTTGATTAGAGGTTAAAGCGTCACCAAATCCGTATTGTGTAGAGCCGAGCGAACTGATATCTCCGGTATCATTATCATCAAAACCGGATACGATAGTCCCTTCCTGAAATGAAAGTAGCGCACGCCCGGTATCAACCTTGCGACCACCGTCCCATCCACGGATAAACTCACCGCGCAAATCGGGAAGACGGAGGGTCGGGTAGACTCTGGCCAGAACAGGATATTGTTCTTTTGTAAAGGCGCGCCCGTCGCACTTTAACCAGCCTGCTGGCGGTGTGGCGGTGGGCCACGGAACCGGTACACCAACAGGCAATGCAGAGCCTTCCCCCAAACCAAGGTAATTGAGGACATCTTTTATACTGCCCTTAGCGATAATAGCGCGACCAATAGCTGTAAGGGTTGCCAGCGCTGCGCGGTCTGCTCCGGTAAAATAAGGCAACCGATCTGCTGCAGTGGCAAGTCCTGCCAGAGCAGTGAGCGTGGCATCTGCCGGTTGTTTTCCGTTTGCCAGATCGTATGCAGCCTTGACCGCTTTCGGTGTGGCGGCCAGTATTTCAGACGTGCTGTTGATGGCACTGCTCAGTTGTACGGTGCCTTTTGCCGTCAGCGAGGCAGCAGGCACTCCCGTTATCTGACTCCACGGGTGAGTGTGGCTGACGGGCGCCTTGCCGGCTGCAAGGTCGTATGCAGCCTTGACGGCTTTTGGTGTGGCGGCCAGCGTTTCAGAGGTGCTGTTGGTGGCACTGCTCAGTTGGGTGAACCCCTTAGCTGTCAGTGTCGCGTCCGGGTGGTTACGGGAACGTACGTGTTCAGCCAGTGACTGTGCGGCTTCCTCCGTTTTTTTCTTCAGCCATTTCGTCCTGTTTGCCAGTTGCCGGGGGGCTCGATTTGATATCCCGTCTGCACCACCCAGAACCGGATCTGATGTCTCCAGTTGATAGATATTTTCTTCCCACTTTTCTGTTTCATTCAGGTTTCCCATAATCAACTGCTCCCGTGGTTATAACTGCCATCATGGATGGCTGTATTGTTATAGCGAATGGCCACAGACTGATACTCCAGGCTGGCCAGATGGCAGCAGGCCGGTGCAAATGCAGCCAGCGTCTGACGCAGCATCGCGGCCTGATCGTTAGTAATGGGCTGTTTCAGAATAACGCGATAAACTGCCCAGGCGGCTGCATCTCCATGAACAAACAGTCCGTTATAGCTGCGATTGCCGTCGTAACTGAGACGACCTGTGCCTTCAATCAGATCCACTTCACCAAAGCCAAAACGGCGGATAACTTCCCGGATTGACCACGGCGTCCCTTTATACCGGTGCAGTTCGATGGCTGCTTTTATAAGCATGCGGCGAACATCGTCCGATTCCGCCAGCTCCCAGCCATCGCCAGACAGTGAGAACTGCTCGCCCAGCCATGGCAGCGCGGAACTGTCGACGATATCGACGAGAAAGACCATCAGTACGCTCAGGTCGATGTTATCCAGCCGTCCTGCCAGTCTTCCCAGCGTCCTGAGACTGATATCACCCTCAAGCGGTGGCGGGAGTTGTAATGGCTCAGTCATCAGACACTCCAGTCATGTTAAGAGTGATTGCCGTACAGTTTGCCCATTCGTTTTCTGCCACCACCCGCAGTGCCGGTGTCACCAGTTCAACCTGGTACACCCCGGAAACGGACAATGCACTGATAATCTGGCTGGGGACAATATCGCGCCCCAGCGTGGCGGCACGTGATGCCACCCAGTTCTGTATGGCGCTGTTAGCGGCATCTTTTACAGACCTGGCATCCTGATCACGATAGATCGTAATCCTGGCTTCAATGGTGTAATCCACCTTCACTGGTGTTTTAGCCCGCACTGTATCAGTGAGTGGCCTGACTTTCTCATCAGAGCAGAAACTCTCTACCAGCGTGAGAACACCGCCGTCCGGCAGACCGGTACTGAGCAGCGGATACAGATCTACGGTCCCGGGAACCGGGGAAAGCACAGCAACATCGACAATGTTGGGATGGGCCTGCATGGCATGAAAGCGGTATGCGCCACGGCTTCCGGCATTGGTGAATGACTCCGGGGCCAGCCTGATACGCTCCCGGAGCCTGTCATCGTCTTCCTGTTCTGAACCGCCGGAACTGGCCGTCAGATTGCTCACCAGCAGGTCGACGTTATCAATCTCATCGAGTAACTGACTGACCTGCGCAGGTTGCCAGCCGTTACCAGCGGTACCGGGTTCGGTACAGGTGGACGTGACATTGACCAGCAGCAATCCGGCCTTCAGTACCACATCTGTATCGGTGGCAAAAATAACGCTGTCGGAAGCGCTGACGCGGGTGCCTGCCGGGATCAGCACATCAATGGCCAGTGCCTCATCTACGGAGAACTGGAGCGTGGTGGTGGCAGGCTGCGCGGCAAGACGGTATACACCAACCAGTTCACCGAGGTAATCAATCATCGGCTCACGGGCAAAGGCGACCAGATTCTGCTTTGCTGCCTCCTGTACCGCAACCCTGACCAGCATTTCGCGATAGGCCCACAGATCAATCAGCAGACGTTCTGCCTGTGCCGGGTACAGCGTTTTGCCGGTATCCGCTTCATACTTCGCAATCATTTCTGCCGTGATTTTGTCGGCATCGCGTTCAATAAAATCGGGTTCTGTCAGCGCCATAGCAGCTCCTGAGTCCGGGTCTGTCCGTCTGAGCCTTTCCAGCTCACCCGGAGCGTAAGATGTTCGCCGTCGACGGCGGGTTTAACTGACATAAGCTGGCAGCGGGGCTCCCAGCGCCGGATGGCATCGACGGATTCGCGCACCACATGCGGAATGGCCCGGTCTACAGGCCAGTCGATATAAAGATGCAGATTGCTGCCGAACTCCGGGCGATGCGGGTCGCTGCCGCGGGGAGTCCGCAGGATAATTTGAATCGCCTGCCGGATATCATCCAGCCCCCGGACAATTTCGCCGGGAGCCTGCAGGGCTGGTTGCCAGAATACTGAGGTTGTTTTCATGGGGGCAGTATTGCCCCCGTGCGGGAACGCTGATATTAAAGGCGTTTAAAAAGCTCAGTGGGAGTGGTGGCTGGAGTTTTCGCCATCAGACAACATACTGCCCGTGGCATGGGCATTCCCTTTAATCTCGATATTGCCATGGATGGTCGCGGTAACACCTTCACCACCAGAACCCGCCATGCCTCCTTCGTAAATCAGTTTACCCCTGACACGCAGATCTCCGGTAAGTTCGGTTTCCGGTGCGTCAATCGTGGCTTTCTGTGTTTTCAATACCACATCAGCACCACACTCAATGACAATATGCTCAATGCCGCCCCGGATGATCAGAGTGTGCGTCTTCCGGTTGTAGCTGTACTCTGCACCATCAGCAAACCGGGTTCCCCGGATATTTTTGTCACTGAACGGTGGTTTATCGACGTCTGAATACACCGCGCCCAGAATAACACCATCCTCGCCGTTGGCATCGAGCAGCACCTCAACCTGCTCCCCCACGTCAGGGAGCCAGTAATCTTTGTTATCCTGGATATTGCGCTGCAGCACGTTAAGCCAGTTTGTGCGCAGGTTATCGCATTCAGGCAGACGAACGCGGGCCTGAACCCTGTCGGCATCAACGGCACTGACCGTACCGACCTGACGAGTGACACCAGTCATTTTTTCTTCTCCTTAATCACCGTCGATGTACTGCCATCCGGGTGATAAACCGTGAGTTTCTGAGTTTTTTGTTTTTTCCCTCTTGTGACTGGCCCCCGTGCCACTTCCAGCTCTGTGGTGTAGCCGCTGTTACGGTCAAACGCATGGCGGGCAGTGGTTATGAGCCATGGCCCGGATAACTGCCCAAAACCCACCAGTTCAATTTTGTTGCCTGCTGTCAGTTGAGGTGTTCCCGTCAGCGTCAGGGAGCCGTTCTGCTGGTATTCGTTATGTCTGGCCAGTGCTGAATCCGCTTTAATCCGGGCACTGTCCGGGTCGCTGACGCGGCTGTTAACTTTAAGTGAGTCAGCGCTGGTAACCTTACCACCTTTGAGCTTTTTGTCGCTTTCACGGGTACCACCATCAGCTTCGTAGACGATCAGTTTTTTACTGCTGCTTTTCTGGTGTTTTACCTTTGCAGATTTATAGACCCGGTTGATGGTGTCACGCAGGGAAAAGCGGGCCACATCCTGCGGTTTTAACTGCCTGACCGGCTCCTGACTGCGCAGTGTGGCCAGATGAGAAAAAATCAGCTGGTCACTGACCACTTTCACTGCATAACCATACTCGCTGGCCAGCCGGCGCAGAAAACCCACGTCGGTTTCAGCATACTGGGTCACCCGGTCGATTCTGATGGACTCAATGCTGCCCACCAGTTTCAGCCGGTGCTTTCTGGCAATCCGCCCCGCAACAGCTGCCAGCGTGGTGTTCTCAAAACCACGGCTGGATTTAGTCCGCAGAGCACTGTTAACCGAGGTGGCCACCCCACGGATAGCGACAACGGACGCGGGCGAACTCACTTCGATCTCGTCTATTGAGAATGTACCGCAGGACAGCAGTTTCTCGCCCTGATAACCCATTTTCAGCGTCAGCGTGTCACCCTTGCCCGGATACCACTTATCCAGCCAGCGGCCATCGGTGTCGTCCAGCTCCACCTCAATGGTATCGGACTCATTTTTGATGTTATCGCTCCAGACCACACGGGTGACATAAGGCGCGATATCAGAGGTGATGTTTTTCTGCAGATACCACAGAGTGAATACCGGCGTCAGCACATC